GGTGCCGTGAACTCCGGGTAACTGAATTCGCCCCCACCAGGGAATGGTAGCGCCTCGAACGCTGGTGCCGGTGATTTGAACGGGGGCGGCCGATATCCCCCGCGTGTCGCCTGGTACTCACGCTCGGCTTCCCGTATGTAGTTTGTCGTAAAGGTCGTGTTCGACGGTCGACTTCGGATGTAATTGTACGTCCCCTCTGCAGTGTTCGCTCGGCGCGCAAACGCTTCCTGCGCGAGCTGGTTCTCTGTGTCGTACGCTGTCCGAGCCGACTGCACCAGCGGTGCGTACCGCTGCTCATGCGCTGCCCTCGCTGCCGCAACCTGTGCCTCGTACGCCGTCCGGTTTTCGCCCGTCTGACTGTCGAACGCCGACAACGCTGCCGCCCGGTTTCGGTCGTACTGGGACCGCGAAACCCGCAGCAACGTCGAGTAGTCCTGATCATCCGCTGACTCGCCACGATCACCGAACAATTGACGCGGCAGTGGCTCACCGCCCAGGCGGTCTGCCAGCCGTCCTCCGGGCAGTTGCTGCTGACTGAACCCTGTGGTCGGAATTCCAATCGTCGCCGGGCTGCGGGCCAGTGAGGCCGCCGTACGCTCCTCGGGTGACACGCTCGCAACCGCTGCCGGAACCGTCCGATCCACAACCCCACCGCCAGACGTCCCCACGGGAGACGACAGACGACCGGAATACGACTGACGGACCTGACCAGGTACCCCGTACAGCCGCCCGCCTGTCTGCTGGACGGAGCCGGTATCAAATGATACGCCTGGCTGAGCCAGTGAACCGTTGAAGCCTCTCATTGCGCTTCCTCATCCGGAATGCCATTCTTCGTGTAGGACTTCCCGAACTCCGACAACCGCTGTGAGCCGGGGAACTTGAACTGTGCCAGCACAACTCGACCCTGTGCGAAGTCCGGTGTCGCAAACGTGTCCGGCGAGAACGATTGCGCCGTCCGCGTCAACGGAGCCAGATTCGTACTCTTCTCGGCGAACTTCCTGTCATTGACGGCCATGCAGGACTCCTCGATACCGGTCCATCAGATTCTTGTAATCGGTCTTCAGTTTATCGATATCCGCTCGCGGACGCGCCAGACGATTCGGCTTAATCACGTCCTCGTCGTCATGATCCAACGGTGGGGCTGACCGTCGCAACCGGTTCGGCTTCTTACCCGGCAGCAACCCGCCTCGCATCACCGGCCCGAACGGTCGCTTCTGCTGCATCTGAGGCATCGCCGGCATCTGCGGCATCTGCGGCATCTGTAGGCTGTGTGGCATTACAAGCTCCTCTGGTCACGCATCTTCATTCGCACGCCTTCAAACGCCGCGTTCTGGTCGCCCTGCGTGCTGAGCTTTAACGCCACGGACCGTCCTGAAATCCTTGGAATCGAACCATTCCGCCGCCGCTCCTCGCATTTTGTTGCATACGCCACGCGACGATCCGTGATCACCGTCTCGGCATCCGGACCCACCAGCACTTCGGCCTTGAGAAACGAGCCGTTCCCCACAGCAACGTCCATCTCCTCGACCATGACATTCATGAGAGAACCACTCTGCGCGGTCCACGGCCCCAGCACAAAGTATCGCTCAAACAGTGTCCCGTCGTCATCCTTCGCTGCGTCGTCCAGGTACCGCACATACCCATCGGAATTGCCGAACATCACCTTGGCGTCCTTCGGATTGTCACGGTCCAGAATGGTCGAACACACAGGATTGTAGGCCGGATTCGCAAACTTCACCGGAAAGAACCCTTCTGTCCGGATGTCAAAGAAATACTGTGTCGCCGCTGCGTTCGAATGAGGATGAAACATCACCCAGACACCCTGCCGGCTCTGGTCCCACTGCATCTGGATGTCGACCTCTGCGATTTCCACATCGGTGAACCGGTCATCGATCGTTCGATTACTGATCCGCACCGGTGGTGAATCCAGGCTCAGCTTATACATCCCTCCGCTGTTCCCGAAGAAATACACGCCCCCCATACCGTCTTTACACCACGCCCTGCCCGGTGCCATACCGATCTTGTCCGTGATCAAATCCAACTGGGCATCCACGGCCGGGTCGAGTGTCATCTGATACAGCGAGTGATCACCGCACATGATCAGGATGTCGTTATTGTACGGAATCGCTCCAACCAGTTTCTCGGGAAACCGCTTGGCGGGACTCAATGTCCCGTTAATCGCTGCCCCTGCCACACCCTGCTGGAGCTTCCAGTCAAACGGATCACCCTTGGCACTGAAGTAGTAGTTGTTCGGGTCGTTCGTCAGGCCGAACGCCAGCACGCGATCGTTCCACACTTCGAGATATTTGAAGCCCCCGTTCAGGTCTGCCGGCAACGCACCGTAGACCAGATTGTCCGACCAGTCCAGCACGGCCGACTGCACCGCATCGTAGTAAAAATGGTCCTCACCATCCGCGAAGAAACACAGCACGCCAAACGGTGCCCCGTAAATCACTCGGGCTGATGCCGAAAACGACGCCCCGCCTGTCACGGGTGTGTTGCCTGACGTTTCCACCTTGACCAGCGTCCCGCCCGAAATCGCCAGCAACTCCTGATAGCGCGTACTGCCAGTCTCGTCATTCCCCGCGTTGTAGTACGCATTCAGGCTGCCGCGTGCCTGATCCGTATTCGGATCGCTGACGTCCCAGACCTGCACGAAGTCGGTATCGAACTTGGCGATTGTGTTCGATGACCCGTTTTTCCAGAAGTAGAAACTCCCGTCAGCGTCACACCGCACCATGTTGCGACTGACACTCAGGTCCTGGTACTCGATAAACCCTTTTGCGTCGGGATCAATCAGGAGCAGATGCCCCCCCGTCCCGAACACATTGTTCCCGCACACCGCCAGCACATTTCGTTTCGGCACCCAGCACAGTGAGTACGCACCAGCCGTCGTCGGGTTGCCTGTGTACTCGATCTCCCAGATCGCTGTCCCATCAATGGCGATCTTCCGGATGTAGGTGACCGTGCTTGTCGATGAGGCCTGATCCTCATCCTTGTAGAGCACGTAGATGAACCCATCGAGACCGATCGCCAGGTCAATGAAGATGCCCCGGTCATTCGATGAACTGGTCCCGTCAATCCCCAGATCGCTGACCGCGTCCGGGATCCCGGTCTTCGTGTTGATCACATACACAACCAACTGGTTCGATGAGGGAGTCGTGGACAGGTCGGGAGCACCCACCACGACCAGGTAACCCAGGTACGTCACCATCATCGAGTGCGTCACCGTGCCGATCACATCCCAGCCGCAGCCCGACACGCCGCCGAACACTCGTTCAATGTTCGTCGCGTCGTCCTCAGCCCGGATCCAGACCCCATCCGTTACACTGTCCCGGTTCGAGCCATCCGACTGATTCAGCCGCATGATCCCTTCACCGATATCGGCAATGTCCTTGTACCACAGATAGACCGTGTCCTCGTCCGCACACAGACCCAGCATTTGCTTGGAACTCACGGAACTCCCGGCCGTAAAGATGCTGGCCGTGTAGTCGACCGTCGCGTCCGTCTGGATTCGCAGGAGCTTGACGGCGGTCGTCGTGTAAGCCACGACGTAACACTTCCCGTCTGGCCCGAACGTCGAACCCAGATGCGTATGCGAACCCATCTCCGCCGATTCCACATTGGTAATCGTGCCGGACCCGTCATTCGCGCGAAAGGCCATGCCTGTCGTCAACGCGTCGTTCCCGTTCATCGCCACGGTGCCGTCACCCAGAACCGGCTTCACATACGTCGCGCTGATGCTCTCCATGCACTGGACCGGCAGCAACCCGTTAATCTGATACTCGCTGTACTTCGTCAAACCGGGGCGGCGTCCACCACGCAATCGACCCTTCGCATCAAACGGCAGCAGATTCAGCATGTCCGGGGACGTGCCGGCTTCCTGATCACTGAACGGCGCAACCTCGGCCAGACCACTCACTGGAAACCCGGCTTCAACGTAATAAGGTTGCATCAGAAAAACCTCTCGTGGACCTGAGCCCAGTCCTCCGGCTTCGACGTCTTGTCAATCGACGGCGTCACAACGCGAGTCTCCAGTTGCCACGGTCCCGTCTCGTTGATCACGCCAGTCGCGATCACGTAGGTCAGCACACCGTCTGTGCCGTCTGTCTCAAATGATGCGGTTGCGGTCGTGACCGTCCCGCTGGGAGCCCGCAAATAAAACACTTTGGTCGTGGCACCCGAGATATCAATCACGTTACCCGACTGATCCTGAATCGTCCGGCGGATCGTCTCGCCAAAACTACCGTTGGTTGTTTCGAAGGCCATTACACTACCACGTCCGCGTTATCGGTCATGTGAAACCTCACGTTCCGGTCATCAACGATCACGTCCTCACTGTACGTCAGCACCAGTCGTGGTGGACCCGGAGCCACGCTTGTTGCTGGCGTTACGTCTTTGTCGTATGCGTAAATGCTGCGATAACCATTGTCGGTCGACGCCGTATAGATGACGATCACCACAATCGCATCCATCAACTCTGCCGTCCGAGATGTGATCACCTCCTCCAATGCCAGCAGGATCGACCGTCCGGTCCCATCCATGTTATAGGATTTCACCTCATCCGGGGTCGGTGAACCCACGACACCCGATCCGAACCACACAAACGCCGTTGTCTTCGTTCGGCCAGAGATGTCACCAGATCCCGTCGTCAACACGCCAGGTGTAGCGCCGTTCTCCAGATACAACTTCGCCGTGTAACTGCCCTGATTCCCACCAGTAAACGTCAACCGCAACGACACATCCGTCAACGTCTTGTCCACCAGCCAGCCAGTTGACGGCAACGGGAAACGGAACGCGCAGGCCACCTCATTGTTGTTGGGCATTCCCAGCTGCAACACTATGTCCGTCAAGGTCATGCCGCCACCGTTGGCTTCATACCCGTCGTCGGCACTCACTGCGCATGTCAGAACCCGCTCAGCCATCGGCTCACCCCGGTATCAAATGATACTTTTATCAGGACAGTGCCGCGCCCATCGCAGACTCAACCACCCACTTAAGCGTTCCGCCGACGCTGATCGCTCGCAGCAGCAGGGATTCCCCGTCTGCACTGAAGACAACCGTCGTCAGTGTCACCAACTCCCCGGACTGGTAGCCGGAGTCATACAGGCCGGTCGGAGTGATCGTCAGCGTAATGTCACCCGCTGCCTGATCCTTCGCCGTCAACAGCAGGGTTTCATTCTCCTGCTGCGGGGCACCGAGAATCCGTGTTTCTGCGGCCGCGCTCGTCAACACGCACCGTGATCCCACGACACCGCGCGACGTAATCGTTTTCGCATCGCCCGGATCGCGGATATCCAGCTCATCCGTTGCCCGGCGGGCATCTTGATCCAACTGTCCCATCGTAATTCTCCTCACACTGTGATGCCGCTCTCGCGACGGACAAAATTCTTACCATACTTATCCAGAAACTCATCCGGATACCTCTGTTTTCCTTCTGACGCCACCACTCTCAACATGAGTTCTGGCGTCCAGGCTGATTGTTCTCTTTCCGACTCACCAGCCCGATTCATCCGCCAGGACGAATCTAACCTGGGCCATGTAAATGCTTCATTCAGATGATGCAACGCCCCCCTCAATCCATTGAGCAGCCGACACGTTTCAATGAGTACCGCATCCGAACCATCCAGCATCGAACCCAGATACCAGCCATAATGACCAGGCAACGCCACTGTCACATGCCTGACCCACTCATCAAAGTCAGGCCGGTAATACTCTTCACCAACAATTCCCCCTCCGTCCCCCGTCCTCGTCTTGTGCATCCATTGCGACCGATACCACTCCAGCGTCGGCCTGACTGTCGCAAACGCTCCCCGCGAACCCACCTCGCTCCGCATCACCCGATACGGAGCATGTTTATTTTCCAGATCCGTCTGCGTCGCTGAGCCAGTCTCGCCCAGACAGATCCCCATCATTTCGCACAACATCCGAACCGAAGTCCCGCCTGTTTTCGGGATGTGAATAAACACGGATTTCGGGAGAATCATGCCCATCTCACACATTCATCTTCTGCTTACCGTCCTGATAAAAGTGTTTCAGTTTCACACCCCAGTTCACAGCAAACCGCCAGCCTGCCCGGTTCAGCCGCAGACCGTACTGGATGTCGTGACCAATCGGCTCACCCAGCGTCGTTTTCATCCCCACTTCATCGACCGCTTCCCGGCGACTTAACCATAATCCCATGTGGCCCGAGCCGACCCATTCCAGCCCCCCCGGCTTTGTCGGCACCAATTCTGTCTGGATCTCCACCCCTGCCGCCCCGCCAATCTCTTTAACCTCAAGGAAATTGCAGACAATCGATTGAATCCGCCCTTCCGAGACCATGGTGCGACGGTCATTGCAATCGCCGATCACGGTTCCGACATTCTCGTCCTTCATCGCCCACAGCAACTGCTCGAATCCACCAGCAGGAACTCCGATATCGTCCTCAAGATTGATCACGAACTCGCTTCTTGACAAATGGTTCCCGTAAATCTCTTCGTAAACTTCGCTGCACCGCTTCACGATCGGCACGAAATCGCGAGTGCTCTCGATCGATTGGGGAGTGTTCATGTCCTGAATCAGCGTGAAAGATGGCAACGAATCCGCCAACGATTCCAACCGCCTCCGATGCAAGCCTGACCGAGAATTGTCATACAGGACAACATGCGACTGATCGATCGGCAACTGCCTCAAGCTCTTCCGGAATTCCGTCCAGCAGAAGCCCTTCCCTGCGTGCGGGCAGACAATCGCATATTTGCGACGGGGCTTCTTCTGTTCTTTGACTACTCGCACCAGCGAAGAATCGTGTCTCGCCGTTAAGGTGCCACTGGTGCCGGGTAACCCGGAAAGTCCTTTGTACGCCATCGTGTTCTCAATGCGTGATCGTATTCAAGTAACCCGTCCGGCCCGCTGTCCCGGACGCGGCCAGGCTGATAATCATCTCTTCGTTCTTTCCGGTGTAATACTTCTCGTCCCCATCGAACAGGAACGGTGCCGGTCCGGCGGTCGTGAGCGGCATCGTCCACACCACTGACCCGGCAATCGAGATCGTCAACAGCACGGCCGCTGCCGGCGAAATATCAAACGCCACGTCAATCCGGTCCAGCACATGCTGCACATTCGCCGCAGCCGCCAGCGTGATCGTCGCCGCTGCGTTATTCGCAGAATCGGTGCTGTACGTGTGAGCGTAGTTCAGTGAAGGGGCGCGGTTTTCCATTACGGGCTCTCATAGACGTTAGTGTGACCGTCGTAGCCGTGTGACCACCCGATCCCGGAAAAATCTGATCTGTCATAGCCGATCCCCAACGAGGCCGGACTCTGCTCACGCTGATCCATTCGGATCGAACCAGCCAGCTTGAGCATGAAGTCCTCGCGGAACTTCCGAGGGTCAACCAGTGCCAGACAACTTGCCAGGACCGTCTCTGCGTGCTCCGACCCACCCAGTGGGAAGTCGCCCGTCGTCAACACGCCTGGCTTCACCTTGTATCGGTATGTCAGGACATAGATGCCGTCCCAGTTCGGCCAAGCAGTCAACTCCCAGGTCGTGCCAGCCGTGGCGGCAATCGTGGGCCGCACCGCGAAATACCTCGCGTACCCTGTCGACGGCTCATTCTGCCGACGCTCCCGAAGAAACGCCTCAGTTCGCTCTTCGACCGTCGCGTACGGTGCGTTCCCCGCTGCGTACGTCAATGGCCCGTCCAGGTCCTGCAACGTGCTCGGCAGGCTATACCACATCCGATGCAGCGTGTACTCCGTGCCTGCCGCTGCCGTGACCCCCGTGTCCACCAGAACGATCGTGTCGCCGTCCGTCCGGGTGTCCACCTCGTACCAGACGCCGTCAATCTCAATCTCGCCGGACGCAGCCCAGGTCGGGAACGTGCCCCCGCTCAACTCAACGCCGACACCCGCCGTGCTCGTGATCGTGCCTGTATCGTATGATTCAACCGTAGTCAGCGTGGCCGTGGTATACAAGAAACTCCAGCGATGATGACTCAGGGCCGGATCACCCGTCAGGTGAGGCATCTGGAAGATTTCATAGCCACGCTGAATGAAGCTGTCAATTCGCCGCTCTTCGTCGTGGGACCAGGCGGCTGGGTTACCACCCACGCCCATCACCGCGCCGACTTCTTCCAGCAGCCAGTCATAACTGCCGTAGGTTGGTGCCGTCACGTTCCACGGCATGACCGTTCCCTGCTCACCCACCTTGTCCAGTTGGATGGACGCGGCCAGCCTTTGCAGGAACCCCTGATAGGCCGGCTGCTCCTGCTCGCCGCCATCCGCCCAGACACATCGCATTGCCGCCAGCATCGTCTCTGCGTGTGCCTCACCGCCGTACGGATACGGAGTGGCTGTCGCCAACGCGGCCGGCGTCCGCTTAAACCGATAGATCAACGACGTACCGTTATGGGCCACTGCCGGTGGCGGATACAGCGCCGCCTTTGCCAGTTGATTCGCTGATCCTGTCTGCGACTTAGGGACCACGGAATAATATCGCGGCACCCCATCTGTCGAATCACCCGCCAGCATGGCCAGATGATCGCTGTGGCTCACCTTCTGAAGAGACTTGTAACCAGACCCCACAGGGAAGGCCATTTCACCGATCACGCCCTGAAACCCATCCGGCAAATCGTACTCGACCTGTGACGTCACCATCGCAATTGTGCCGGTCGGACTCAGGAACGACCATTCATGCGGTGACTCAGGCGGTGCCCCTTCCCCGCGTGGCATTGGAGGCGGAAAGTAAAATCGACGCAGGCCCCGCTGGATGATGTCGTTCACCTCTTCCGACTGGGGATTACTCCACTCTTCGTAGTTCCAGCCGAATCCTGCCCATCTTCCGATCCGGCGAGCAAACCAGTTGTACGCGCCATACGCTGGCTTCACAAAGGAGAACGTCTCTTCCATCGACCGGCGCACCTGCTGGTCGTGCTGCACTGACGCCTGCAAACGCTCCTGGAAGTACGCCTGCTGCACCTGGCTCTCACGGTTCGTATACCGCTCGGCGGACGCCAGACAGGCTGCCACAACCGTTTCTGCGTGCATCGCCGGCACTGACGTGTAGGTATTGCTTGTTGCCGACACCCCGTCCGGAATGTACGGGTACGTGTATCGCAGCGTCCGGACCGTCGCATCGCTCGTGGGGAACAGCAGTAGTTCCCAGCGTATGCTCTGGCTCGTACTGGGAGCACCAGACAACTTCCGGATCGCTGCGTATTGTGGAGGCCCATTCGCTGGAGCTTCCTTCGCCTGCTTCTGCAGCAACGCATCCAACGGGATCATCGTGATCGTGAGTGAACCGCTCTGGGATGTCATCACCAGCCGATCAATGACGCCACTGAAGTCATCCGGCAATGAATACGCCTGCTGCGCATTACCCGTCGTGATCGTGCCCTGGATCTTCCGGAATGACCACTCGTACGGCTGCTTCTCGATCACTGGCGATTCGAAGCACCGTAGTCCGTCACTCAGGAACAGGCTCAATTGCTCGATCTGCGTCGTGTCCCATCGCTCTTCATCCAGGCCGAATCCCAGATACAACGCGATCCGCTTCCGGATGTCATCTCGCTTCAGGGACAGCGTTGACTCAGCCATCAAGTCGCCTCAGCAAAGAGTTCCCGGTCGGGGATAACCTCCTCCGCATCGATCAGGATGTCCTGGTCCTGCTCGATCAGATAAATCTCCAACTGCCCCTCTGCACCGATGCCCTGAAATGTCCCGCCCAGCAACTCCCCCTCTGTACCCCACTCACCCGCGACGTCCGACACTGTCACTGGATACCCGACCTTCACCGACTCCCAGCCCTTTGTGGACTCATGCCGGACCGTGTCCTCATTCCCCACGTACGCCAGTACCTCGTCCAGATCGAACGTCTGTAGCCCGACGATGCCAGACTCCTCAATCTCTACTCGCAGCCGCCCCTCGCGTGAGACGCTGCGAAAGAGCCCTCGCTTCCCGTCAGCCACTACTTCTGTGCCCGGCTCAAACGGCAGATCGCGAAGCCCGTCCGGCAACTTCGGTCGCTCGACCATTGCCGTCAACTTCTCGTCCGGGACCGACCGCTCGAATTCCGACTCGTCCAGCATCCACATCCGACAGTACGTCCCACGCGGCTTCTCGCACACGCCCTGGAACGTGCCCCATATTTCCCGCTGACCTTCGACCCACATCAGCTTCGTGCCGATCGGCGTGTCGCTGTGCTTGTTCACGACCTTCATGTGTTCCCGCCGCAGCCCGGCCATCAACAGGCAACAGGCCAGAAACGGGTCTTCCAATACCTCTGGTCCTGACCGGACCGCCATCATGTCGTGAAACGCCAGAATGATTTCTTCCACCTCTGCCGGGACAGCTCGTCCCAGCATCATCTCAACCGCCCGCCGCTCCTCTGGATCCAATTCTGCCATCAGTTCCCTCCCCCTCTGGAAAAACGGGGGAGTATCATTTGATACTCCCCCGTTGGTTCTCATCCATCACTCAGCATCAGTCGTTGTGGTCCTGCTGGAAGCAGTCGACCCAGTCGACCGTGGCGATCGGCGAGTCAGTACCACCTGACTGAACCACCAGTGTTGGCGTCATCTCGACAATCGGGATGTTCGCCGTGAGCACCGTGTCATCCACGAGCACTCCATCGACATAAAACTCGATGTTTGTGACGCCAATGACTCGAATGCCGAGTCGGACATTTGTCCCCGACACGAACGTGTGCCCGGTGACTGGCGATGATGGGCGAGTGCCCGCCTTTTCCGCGAGACACAGCACAATCCCATCATCCGACACCGACTCGAAGCCGATGTGATTCGCCGAAGTATTCGCCGACGAACCAATGACCGTCGTGTCCTCCACGGACAGCCCGAAGAAGAACTCGACATTCAGGGCACCAATCCCAGTCATCGTCAGACTGGTTTCGAGAGCGATGATCTTGTTCGCAGCCGGGATAAACATCTCCCCGGCTCCGTACTGAATCTGACCACCTTCCGTAAAAATCGTACTGCCGGCGCTCAGCACCGCGAGGCCGCCGATACCATCTCCCGCTGCGAAGGTCGCCGGGCCCTCCGAAGCGGTCGTATCCGTCAAGGTCCAGTCGCTGATATCCCCATTGCTGAGGAAATCATTCGCAAACCCAAAGCCTCGCACCCGGTTTCCAGTCAGGATGCTCGCGATGTCGATACCACGAAAGATTTGGGCTGACCGACCCCGCGTGCCCGACTCGTATTCGCCGTCGTAACGGCGTTCGATAGACATAATCTGTTCTCCTCTTTGGAGTAGAAGTTGTTGAAACTCGCCTCACTGCTCAAGCAGATCAGGCCTGGTACAGAACGAAGTTGCGACGACGGTTGTTGCAGGTCAGGTTGCAGAAGCTGTCCAGATGACGCTCCCGAACCGTGTGACTTGCGGGAGCCCGCTCGATCGGCCCGAGACGCATCTCACGACCCTTGCTGAAGAAGAACTCCATCGTGCCCCAGTCGATCCCGTACAGAGGATCGGACGTGTCAATAGCCGGACCCGCGTTCTCCAGAGCCCAGGCAGTCCGAACCGGAATGCCCATGAACTTCGGATCACTCGATGCCATACCAGCGACGTCCGTCAGGTTGTCGTTGCGGCTGTCCAGGAATTCCCACAGTGGTTGAACCAGACGGAACGTCGTCCAGAACTCACGCTGCTCCTGCGCATCGAGCTGCTTGTGGGAGTGTGCCGCTTTGAACTTGCAGAAGTTCACGGCCTTGATCCACGATGCAACTAGGTCCGTACGGCTCACTGAGCTGTACGTGCCGGTGAAGTTCTTCCACTTCGCATACGTCGTGGTATTGATTCCGGCTGCACCCGACGAGAAGCCCGAAGGATTCCCGCCGTTGAAGCCGGTTGTCGCATTTTTCTGGATCCAGAACGGCACGCCGGAAATGTTCCGAGGTGACTGAGTGTCCGACGTCGGAGCACCCCAAATCTGATCTTCCATCAGGATGAACCAGTCGTTCCACATCGCGTGTTCACGCACCAGCACCAGGTTGATGATCTCTTCCACGCTCGTCTGGAAGGCATCTTCGTCGATGTCGTACATGAAGTTTGCAGTCGACTTCGCCCACTGCTGTTTGCCCTGGGTCAGCACGTTCTTCTGACGCACTTGATCCGTGGCATACAGCTCCGTCATCCGGGCATTGCCCAGATTCGAGATCTGAACGTCCCAAGTCTGCTGCACACCGCCGCGAGACTTCGGACCCTTCTTGCTCATGAATCGTTCAGCGAACGAGTATTCCTGGTGCGGCATCGAAATGTCGACCCAGTCGCCACGGCGGTACTCATCCAGCGTTGCCGTAACGAAGTCATCCAGTTGATCTGGAAGCAGAACAGCCATATCTGGCTCCTTTTATCGATGAACCTGGTCTCAACGGAGACCGGCTTCTTGTTGAAATTTCCGTGCAATGTCATGCAGCTTCGGGTTATCCATCGGATCGCCAGACCACTTCGTCTCACGGGGTGCCGCCGGTTTGGCTGACACACCCATGCGTCGTTTGGACTGACTCTTCAGTGCCCGCGTCTTGGACGCCTGCACCTTCGACTCCGGTGAAGCCTGTGGGCTGCCGAACGCCAGTGCATCCAGTTCCCGCAACACGGTGGGCGTGACTGTGATCTTTGCCTGCTCGCAGGCGTACAACAAACCGTCGATGTGCTGCGCTCTCGCAGCCTGCTCTTGGGTCCACTGTGCCGCAGTCCCGTACCGTTCCGGGTTATCCAGATGCGTATCAATCAACGAATTCACAGAGGTCGTCCTCTGCTCCATCGCCGCCGACTGCTGATACGTCTGCGATTGCTCCATCGCCATGATGTGAGCCTGCATCCGTTTCAGTTCCTCGGCCTGTGCGGCAACCCTGGCTGACGCCTCCGCGCGGAGAGCCTTCACCAGACCTGTCACTTCTTCGCCGTGACCCTCATCCTCAGCCGCCCGCAGTGCTGCCTCTGTGGCAGCCGCCAGTTCGTCCAATGGGTCCGCTACAGGTGGGAATGGCACCTGTGAAGTTGGTTGCGGCATCGCTGCCGATGGCATGTTCTGTGGCTGCTGGAACTGGAGGTTCCCCAGCTTCATTTTCAGGACAGCACGCACATGGTCATCCGGCATGGATTTCGCCACGCTTTCGTCCATGCCCAACTCAACCGCAAAACGGAGTAACTCATCGTTCTGCCCAGTAGCTGATGGAGCACGCTCATCATCAGCCTCATCATCAGCCTCGTCCGCCTTGGGCTGGAAGTAGTCGATTGTGTCTGTGTCGTCGTCCGCGTCGTCGGTATCATTTGATACTTCTTCGTCGACTTCATCAACCGGATCGTCTCGCTCTGGCTTCGGTGCCGTGCGAGGCTCCAGTCCCATGTCCTTGCCAGTCGACCGCGCCAGTTCCCGCAACTCCTCAGAAGGCACAGGACCGGCAACCGCCATCCCCGCCTCAGCAACGGGTGCTTGCGCAAACTTCCTGGTGTCGGCTGTCAAGTCTCGAATCAGCATGTCCTATCCTCGCTCCCGGTGAATTTTCCCCTCACCTGTGTATCGGGACTATTCCCCCAACACACGCCGTACAGACTCGCTCTGGCGAATCCGATGTGCTGCCGCTCGCAGTTTCTCCGTGTCTGGCGCATGGGACCGTGGCTTCTTTTCTGGGATGTCCGTCCGCTTTTTCCCCGTGCCGTACGGTGTCTGCTCCTCGACTCCGTTGGCCGCTTTGATCTTCCGCCAGTTCTCCGGACTCGCGACCGACATGCTCCCGTCGTCGTTCAGCGTGTAGCCGTTGCATCCATTTTCCTTCAGGAACTGGTCGTATTCCGCCCGATCTCCGATCGAACACCCCAGACCAAACGATACATGGCCGGTGCCCCAGTACGGTGCGTGACCGCCCGGTGCCACGCCGGCATCCACGATCCCCGCTACACCACCGTGCAGCCGTGTCCGTTTCGCGGAATGTGCCGCAAACTCCTCGGCTGTCATCGTCCGACCGTTCACCACGTACGCCGTCATCGTGCCCCCAGGGATGTCGCCAAACTCAGCGGGCGACCTGTCATTGATGGCTGTTGACCCTGCACTGACGTCGATTGTGTGTTCATTCCGGATTCACCCCGGCACCATCCGACAACAGCGCCTGCATGTTCTGTGTCCGCTCTGAATCCGGTGAATTGCCGCCCGAGACGCTCTCCCGCACGTAATGGCGCGGGGCTCCTGTGTTCGGATTGGCTGGACCCTCACCCGGCTGCGGGGGAGGCGTTGCTGGTGCGTTGAACGTCACCAGTTCCTTCAGGCGAGGCAGATCGTTCAGGTCCGCCAGCATCTCCGTCAGAGCCGCCATGTCGATGCTGCCGCCCTGCTGCTGCAACTGTGGCATGATCGGCAGGATCACGCCCTGCAGGATCGTCGTCAGTGCCTCCGACCGTGACTGCGGGCTCTGGTACTGCATCGAGTACGGCTCAACGTGGACGTTGTACTGGAAGTGGTCGCCTTCCCGGTCTTCAGGCGACCAGTCAGCCGGGATCGGATCATCGAGACCAGGCAGCGTGTACTCGCCACGCATCTCCTTGTTCTCGTCCACCCACAGCATCAGGGCCAGGTCTTCGCAGATGCCCGACGTCATCGTGATGATCCGGTCCCGCATCTTCTCTTCACGGGATGCCAGTCGGCCGTGGATCAGCGATTCCTGGGACGCCGTCTTTGCCGACGGACCACGTCCGCTCATCGCTTCCGGGTTGCCGGCAATGCTGTTGAACAGGCTGCCCAGCATCTGGCCGAACGCCATGTTCACCTGGTTCGGACCACCCGTGTCGATCGGCTTCAACGCCTCCGGGTTGTTGATCCGCAGGTAACCGCCATCTGGCTCCCGGCGATGGTTCTCGGCATCCTCGCTGTCGCCCATGTAGGCGATCATGGACTTCTGTCTTTTCGCCTGCCGAGCCTGCTTGCGGAAGAGGCTGTTCTGCAGGTCGTGCATGTGCATCAGGTGCATCCCCGGCGCGAGGCCCGGAATACTGTCTGGTACATCGTCAAACGTCAGCATCCTGAACGGGCCACGCTCTGGCCCCTCGTAGTCATCCATGTGCAGGATGGCCCCATTCGGCCCCATCATTGCCCACTTCTGTTCGAACGGCAGATAGACGTCCGCCACCCGCGTCATCGGCTCCAGGTCTTCTGGCTCTCCCGAAGACTGGTTCATCTGATCCGCCCGAGCACCGCCGCCTTTGAACAGACTGCCGTCAAACCGGTTCCATTCCTTCAGATGCTTCAGCACCTTCTGGTCGACCCGGTCATCCTCGGCCAGTACATCCAACGGAACGTCGTACTCGTGGCACTGGTACCTGGTCCCTGACCACTTTGTCGCCGTCATATCGAACGTGAAGTCGTCCGGACTGATCCGCTCCACCATCGGCTTGCCGGGATCAATCCAGATCGTGCTGTGCTGCAGACGCAGGTACTTCGCCCAATCCTTGTCCTCAGCCATCACGCCCGGCTCTTCTGGCCTCTTCGGATCGGGCACCTCCACTGGATTGCCCGGTGCCCAGTAGATTTTCATGTAGCCCGCTGAGAAGAACGCATCCAGCGTGGTCACTCGCAGTTCGTCCGCGAAGTGAATCTCTTTCAGCAGGTTGTTGATCGCCGACGTGTACTTGTGAGCAAACGCCCGCAACTCCCGCTCGTGTGTCGAAATCAGCACCCGTGGGTTGCTCGCCACCAGCGACTGCATGTAGGCGTTCGCGGTCTGAGCGATCAACGGCAGCATCGTTGGCCGACGCTTTTCCTCTTCGGATGTGCCCCAGGCGGCACCGACATACCGCTTCAGCAGTTCGGCGCGCTTCTCCCGGAATGGACGAAGTTCCGTCCAACTATACTCCATCGCTTTCCAGAGACGGCGACGTCCCGATTTTCCTGTCAGGTCAATCATGCCCTTTGTATCGGGATGACCTACCAGTGAAATGCGTTCTCGCCCGACAGGGCGGCTTCCGCGTCCTGGCGTTCCAGACGGTACGCCATGCTGCCGGGCAGGATGACCGGTGTATCATCTGCTACTTCTTCCTTCGCCGGACGCTCAATGCAGCCCAGATATCCCAGGGCGGCGGCTATCGCGACGTCACCGTGCAGTTTGCCCTGACCGGCTGTGCTGCCAGCCAGAGATCCCGCATGAACCAGATTCCCGCCCGCCCGGTATTCGTACTCCAGCATCTGCCCCAGCACCTTCTCGGATCGCAACTGACACTCGTGCCGGATCATGTCCGCGATCATCCGCCCCAGAATCTGCTGACCGCCGTCAGAGTTGTGATACCCAAGTGATTGCTTCATCTTGGCGTACCCGACATTCGAGTAGCGTTGCCGGCGGACGTTCCAGTAGCTCTGCCGCTCCAGTTCGTCCATGAACTGACCGTTGATCGGACCGTTCGACTCCGGCACCATGAACGCATCATGGAACCACTTGCACAACGCGATCGCCATGACCGCCCACTCTTCTGGCTTCGTCGTCGTGCTCGCGAACTCCAGCACCTGGGACTTTGTCGCACGGTCCCACATACTGATCGCTGACTCCGACGTATGTGCCGTGTTGCGGCCGGAGCTGATATCCACGCCCTCCGAGTAATGACCGGGAGGTGGTCGGTTATCCCCGCCCAGCGGACACCACAGTTTCACCGGCCCCAGACGACGCTCAATGAACTCCAGCTCCAGCGTGTGCGGATCGACCGATATCATCCCTGTGTGCATCGGCGCTTTAATCAACTCCCGCCTCGCGAACACGATCGTTTCCGGGTCCACCAGCCGCTGCGTTGAACCAACGAAGTCGATGTCCAGTTCCTGGGCAATCTCGACCGGGTTGTGATGTGCCCGCTCACACTGCTCGTCGTACCAGATCGACCGTGGCTTCCGGTTCGGCGGAAACGTCAACTGCTCGAAGTCGTAGTCTTCTTTCCAGTCGTACGTCTCCGCATCCAGTGGCGTCCGCTCCCCGTCTGCCGACAGCCGGTACAGACCCTTCCGTTTCTCCGGATGCTCACTCCAGTGCATGAAGATTCGCACGCCGTTCGGGTTCTTCGCCTGCTCATAAAACGCCTGGCCGACGCCCTGCCGACCGTTCGGTGTCGAGTTGAACATTCGGCAGTCCGACACATCCCGTGTTGCCGTCCGGATCGTGTGCGCGTACCGCATCTTCGACGCTTCATCCAGCAGGATCGCCGTTCGCCGGTCGCCAGTACCCATGTGCTCGACCGTCGCCTCACCGTCGAACGCTGACGCCGTATCCCTGTTCCCCGCGTGCATTTTCTTGCGGTGCATCGCTGGCAGCAGCCACGCTGGCAGATGCTTCCACCAGAAATCCAGCTTCTTGAACAGCGCCTTCTCTGACGACCCATCAACCAGCTCCTCCTTCTCTGACGTCAGAAGGAACTGCAACATCTCGTCGAAGTGCCACGCATGTTCGAGCGACAGCAGGCAAACCCAACTGGCCCCCATGTCCCGCGACTTTGGGACCGCAATGTCCTTCTTCCCGAGGTTCTCCTGGATCTTCAGGATCGCCCGGTCCTGATACTCGTACGTGATGAACGGGCGCAATGGTGGCTTGAGACGCGGATTGAGGGTCCATCCGAACACGTTGAGATAGAACAGAATGTCCCGGCTACAAATCCGGAACACGTCCGCCTGATGGTCCGGCCTGCCACGGCACATCTCCAGCACCTGACGGCGAAACTCAAGGTTCGCGTAATGCTCTTTCGGGACCAGGTTGCGGTAAAACCAGTCTGTTGGGCCAATCGGCAACTGGCCCTGCTGGTTCACATCGAAGATGCTCACTGGACCATCTCCAGTTGCTGCACCTGATAGCCCGCCCGGATCAACCGACGTTCCAGAATCTCCCAGTGCAGACGGATCATGTCGTCACATTGTGCCGGCACGTCCCGCTCTACGATCGGCTGGAGCTTGGTCAGGAACCCCATCTGCTTCCGGTAGTCCTCTTCCAGCCGGTCATCCGTGGGAGCCGTACTCTTCTCGATCCGCTCCGTGACCTTCAACAGCAGTTCCGTGAGTTTGGTCACGTCCATCTGCTGGTAGGCTCGGGCCGTCACATTCGGCGCGGCTGCCCTCTGATCTGTGATGTTGTTCAACGCCCACTGCACGTTCGACCGCATCTCGGCCAGAACGTCAATCGTCGTCGCTTCCTCCAGAAATGTATCATCTGATACGGGAGGTGGCGGGGGATCCCAGTACGCTTCCCGGATTTGCAAAGCGGCGGCACTCAAGCCGATCTGATGGCACAGCCGGTGATAGTCATCCAGCATGGCGTCCAGGCGGGATTCTTTCCGTAGCCGGTCCAGCCAGACGTCTCGCGGTTCATTGTGCGCGGTGTATTCAGTCATGCCCCTGTATCGGAGCGCTATGACCTCGCGTACGAAACAGAATCCAACGCTGGCGGCTCGTACCCCTCGGGAATCTCAGCCACTGCGCCCGCCAACTCCGGCATAAACACTGCCACCAGTTTTCCCAGCTCTGCCGCCCGCTGACCAAACAGCGAAACGGACTCGGGCGACTTCCCCCGTGTCGCGTACAGCCGCAGCCACGTCAGCCAGACCGCGTCCAGCCGACGATACCGGTGTAACTCAACACCGAGCCCGGACCCCTCTGCTTTCGCCAGAATGACGTTCAGCCCCGGACTGACCCACAAGGCCATTTGCGGAAGCTCAGCCAGAGCCAGGTCGCGAGTATCCAGTTCCACCGGTTCGCCTGCAATAATCATGTCAAGTAGCCACCGCTTCGTCGTCCCCAGTTCCAGAATCTCCATTGCGACCGGTCGCCTTCCTGAGTTCCGTCACCATCTGCTGCTGTACCATGTCGCGAGTCATGCGAACCGGCTCTGTAAAATGCTTCAACGCCGTCTGCCGTGCCTGATTGGCCGTCGTCGCCCGCACCCAGAGTTGCCGCGACTTATCAATCCCACAACTTATTAACAATTCCCACAACGGTCGCTGATCACCATCACTCGCTGTGACCGCGTCCACGAAGTTCAGGAACACTGCTGGTTTCTCACTCATACTTTCTCCCTTGCTTTCTTCGGTCCATACCCAGGCCACAACACCCGGATTTTCATATTCCGCTCATGCCACTTCGCCAGCGGATGAACCCCCGCCGCGTCAGGCCAGTTGCCCATTCGCCCCTTGAATGCAGCGGTCGCCTGCGCGTACGTCTTATTCGTCTGCCCAAACGCAAACAGTAACCCAGTCCAGCACTTCTGCGGATCGGACTCAGCGGGTTTCCGCTCCTTGATCCCCTTCCGCGTCACAGCCACCAGCGTCCCGTCTACGTCCACCGCAGGCTGTGACTTCACCACTGACTTCCGGGTCGCATTGCACGCCGGATTTGGACAGTCGGGACCGTTCCGCCACAACGCTCCACACTGCGTGCAGAAGTTTTCCGGGGCTTTCTTGTTCTCCGCTTCATCCTGCAGGTCTTCCTGGCACACGTCCGTCGCCAGCGTCCAGATACGGTCCTCAGTCGGCCAGCCGTGCCGCCAGACGTTCGCCGAATGATCAATCAACACCGCGTCCGTCTTGCCCGGATGAGACCGCAGGATCCGCCCCACGCACTGCAGGTACTTCCTCGCTCGCTTCGTGGGATTGATCAGGATTCCACAACTGATTGCCGGCATGTCCCAGCCTCGCGTCAGGACCTGGCAGTTTACGATCACCTGATTCGTGCCGTTCAACGTCTCCTCGAAAATGTCTGCCCGTTCATCCGTGCTCGTATCGTCCACAATGTACGCTGCTCGAATTCCCCTCGCGTTGAAGCAATCCGCCACATGCGCCGCGTGAGCCTTGTTACAGCAAAAAGCCACCGTCTTCCGATCCTCCCCGTGCTTCTCCCACTCGTTCACCACGTCTCCCACGATCTGCGGACTATCCATCCGCTCGGTCAGCGAAGCGCTGTTGTAGTCCCCGGAACTGCTTGACACGCCCAGCAGGTAGGGCCGATACGGACTGAACATCTTTCCTTCCGGCACATCCACCAGTCGCCCGCTCTCGATCAACTGTGAGTAGTTGGCTGCCTCAACAATCGCCTCATAGAAGAACCCCAGCCCCTGATCCTTCCCAGTGACGGGAGTCGCCGTCAGCCCCAGCACGACCTGTGCGTTCTCCAGCATCTCCAGCCAGCGCGGCGAGATCGCAACGTCCGCTTCGTCCACAATCCACACGTTCGGATGCGAGAACAGCATCCTCTTCTCGCGATGCTTCAGTGTATCTTTTGATACAATCGCAAAGTCCGTCATGCAGTCGAAGGCCGGATACCCCGACTGGTTCATCAGGACAGAGAAGTTCAGCCCCGCCCGTTCCGACGACGCCGCTTTCTGCAGGATCAAGGTCCGACCGCTCGTGATGAACCCGACCCGTGTCCCCTTCTCTAAACACAACGACTCGATGGCCAGGGCCAGAACTGTCTTCCCGAAGCCGGTTGGCCCCACCAGCAGCACACGCTTTTTCCCGGCACGCAACTCATCACGCACCGCATTCACAGCGTGCTCCTGCATCTCGTCCAGAATGAAGTCGCCGACCTGGATCATCTTCCCGACCCCCGTCGCTTCCACCCCCGACCATTGCACGTCGAACAGCCCGTCTCGCAGTCCGGGCACTCTCCGACAGGCTCCCACGTATGGAACGCTGCCATGATCTGTGCAGTCGCGGAACTCACCAGCTCAACAGGGAACCCGCCCCGCTTCGGGACCGTACCCGAGTGAATCATCCGAGCCACCTCAATCGACGTCTCCTGCAGCACCGGAATGACGTTCTTGATCATCGTCCGGCACTTCCGCTGAATCTCCTGTGCGTTCTTCGACAGACCTGGCGTCTTCACTGGCTCGACCACTTCATCCTCTTCGGTCGTATCAAATGATACGTCTTCCTCTGCCGGGCTCTCTGGTTCCTTTCCGTCATCGTTCCACGCCCGGCCAGCGCGGCAGTTCTCGACCGCCGCTGCCCACGTCCCGAGTCGCAACAGGCCCGGAAGCTCGCCACGCGGAATGTAGATCGCACCTGACTCGATGTCGTCCCGCACGTCCTGCGGCAGCTTCAAGAACGCGACCTCACGGTAGACCGTCGCCCTGCTCGAACCGGTCAGCGTCACGACGTCCGCCACAGACCCGCCCAGTTCCAGCAGCCGGACCATCTTGTGTTTCATCGACTCACGCCGCAGGTTCCGACGTGCCAACAGTGCCTGCTCTAGTGCGTACTTCTCAGCGTCCTCGACCGTCTTGATCCCATGCACCAATCGCAACCGGGGCTTTTTCACCTTTGTCTCTTCAGGCTCTTCCAGCCAGATTTCGTACCGAGTGTGACCGTCCAGAATCAACGACCCGTCCGGCCAATCACACACCTCGATCGGCTCTTTGAACTCCCCCCGCTTCCTCACCATCGCACGCAAGTTTTCCTTGTGCTCCTGCTGTAATGCCGGGTCCGAATCTCGGCCGGCATCCTGAATTGCCTGGATAATCGTCAGCCCCATGTCATGAGGATTCGCCATCGCCGTACCACTCCATTCCGTCACGAACAATTTGCTCCAGACCAACCAGCCACGCCGGTATCGGTCCCGTCTGTGCCTTCTTTAGTTTGTCGGTCCACAGGTCGATCATCCGAATTGCCTGTAGACCGTCTCCGAGTTCGTTGCCTGCTGGGCGCGGAAGCTGACGATGCGACTCACTCGATACCACCCGGTGCTCCCGGTCATCGGGAACCCAGTCCTCGATCAGAGAATCATTCACTCGGCACCCCGCGAATCCGAATACCGTTGACTGTTTTCCCCATCAGTTTTATCCCCGACTGCACGAACAACTCCACCTTCTTGCCCTTCCAATCCTTCACATCACGCCCGAACAACTCCGTCAGCGTTTTCCGATTCGTCGCATTCAAGACAAGCTCCTTCTCGGCCTTCACGAATTTCAGTGTGTAGACCTTCTTCTCGGTGCGCCCCGCTTCAAACTCGACATTCAGGTGCCGCTGACATTGCTCGATCGTCACGATCACCGAGCCGCCACGGTCCTCCAAGTCCTCGGACGCAAGCCAGTCAGACTTGCGCATCTCGGATGCCTTGCCCGTGAATTCTTCGCTCATTGCTCAAACCCCACCAGGTCCTCGTCAACGTCCTCGATCTCCCACGGAGAAGGAACGTACTCGTCATCCATGACCAGCATCGGCCAGTCATCGGCTTCAATCGCCGCTCGCAGGGCCGTCAGTGCTTTCTCGGCCTTGTCCCAGCCGAATTCCAACGCCTGTGGCCCGTACCGTGTCACCGCCACACCATACGGTTTCGTCATGCAGAACGTCAGATTGGTGAAGTGCTGCAGAGGAACTCCACCCTGGCGTTCACGGCATACCCATCGCGAGTAGCACGCCATCTTCATGTCGTACTGGAACCGCCGCACATTCAGGTCGATATTCCGCTTCTCCAGTGAGCGCTCAGTAAACTTCAGGTCTGGAATCCCAGCAAACCCCGGCTTGACGTTAATCCAGTCCACCTGGCCCCGCACCTGAATCCCGGCTTCCTCGCTGTAGACTGCCACCTCGCTCTCGCCCTCGGCGATCAGCCCCAGTATCTGCGGGTGAGACTGTAGGCCGTTCAGGATCTCGGTGCAGGCCGTCATCACCTGATCGTAGTCCGCCAGCCGAACGATCAGTTTCCCCATGTGCTCAACCTGGAACTCGTCCCACGCTTTACCGTTCCGGACCTTGCCCTTCCAGACTGCCACATCCAACGGAACCCGTTGTGGCTCCAGCATGATCATGTGCCCCAGCGTCCCCCGATCCATCTGGTCGATCTTGGCCTGCTGTGATGGACGGCTCCCACGCTGCTCGTACGCGGCCTTCCCGGCCCGCACGTCAATCGCCCCGCCGTTCCACGCCCTGGCCAGCGTTGATGGGTTCATACCCACGTCATCGAGGTACTCGTCCCGACTCATGCCGGGATACACCCCCGTGATAGCAGTCCGCTCACCCAGAATGATCTCATCAATGCCGTGCTTCATCTCTCGCTCCCCTTCTGTGCAGGCCGCTCGTCTGCCGGGACCAGTTCCTCACGGGCCACCACAAACTCACGCGGACCGCTAAACCCCAGCCGCACCTGACCGCGACTCATCTTCATGACCGTGATCCACATCTCACCGGTCGGCGTCGTAATCCGCACCCGCTCGTCTGCCTCTCGCGTCAACACAAGCATCGCTCACCTCCTTGTAACCGGTTCCCTCGCAATCATCGCACTCCATCGTGCATTCGTATTCGTAAGACCGTTGCCACTTCGAGCCACGGTCCAGGTGGCCCTTATCAACGACCGTGACCCGGCCTGTTCCGTTGCATGTTTCACATTCCGGCATCCACCGCCCCCGTGGTATCACGCCTTAATAGCCGAACTCCAGCGACTCGCTCCCTGGTGCTGTCATGCTCGGCGCACCAAACCCGATAACCACCTCAGCATTGCACTCCGAGCACTGATATGCGTCTCCCTGCCAGTAGCTCGCCGGGGAATTGCCCACGGCGGGATCGTTCACCACGACTTCGTTCTCGGAGCAACGCATGACCTTCGCGCACGCCCGGCAAATTGGATTCGGCATTAGTCTCTCCCTGTCATGTAAAAAACCCGCCCTGGCGACCATGCCAGCGCAGCCCCGTAATCCTATAGGGCAGCGGGTCCGCAAGAACCCCTTCTCACGTAGGCAGTGTCTCAATGTTGCTCGCTTTTGAGTTGCTCGCTTTTGATTTCATTAACGGCGCGCCGCAGTATCGACTCGAAGCTATTTCTGTTCCCCTCGATCCGATCCGCGTACCACTGCCGCCAGTCGTCCGGCTCGACGCCTTCCAGTTCCTCGCGGCGGTCACCAGCGATGATCAGGCAGTCCCGGTCGTTCGATGTCGGAGCCGGAACGTCCGCTACGATGCACAGGGCGGTCTCCCACTCCATCCAGCCGAAGCCGGTCAGGCGATACGACACGCTGATCCAGTGACGCTTGTCGAATGTGCGGACCCATCGCTCCTCGCCATTTCCCTCGGCTCGCTGGTCGTCCGAAGTCACGTCTACATATTCACTCATTGCGGCTCTCCCTGACCGTCACTGACCGTCACTGACTTCGACGATCCTCTTGCGGTGCCAGACCAGGTCTTCGACCGCGTATGCCTCAATTGTGTTCTGAACCCTGATGCACGCTTCCAGGGCCGCTTCAACATCATTCGATAACCGTGCCTCGCCCGGAAGGTGTGCCCGGTGATCCATCTCCCACACGATCCCCTCGAACAGATCACGCAGGCCGGAGACCGTTATTCGGATGGTTTCGTAGGAACTCTGGTCACAGAGCCCGTCCCGACTGTTTGGTGTATCAGATGACATTGCAGCTCCGTGTCTATGCTGACCGTCGCGATCATCGTCTCCGCTCGCACAATCCGAAACGTCGCCACGCAGGCCCCGTCCGAATCAAGCAGCAGGACCGTCGTCCCCTCGCTCATCGGAATTTCCTTCGAGCCACTCCGCGATCTTCTGGGAGTCGAACAGAATCTTCCCGATCCGCCGCACATACGGAACCCGGTCTGACCTGACCCATGCGTAGACCGTCTGTGGCGTCACACGCATTTGTGCCGCCAGTTCCTTCACGGTCAAGTATGTTTTGCTTTGGTTTGTAGTCATCGTTGCTGAACTCTAACGATCCGTGCTGGCCGTGGAAGTCTGATTCTGGACGATTCCGGGATTTTCGACGATTTTCAGTTCGCCGTATCAATTGATACTCGTAGGCCGAACTCTTCGTCTTCCATCTCATCTTTTTCCGCCGTAGTATTCCTTCGTACCCTCGGTTTTAAGCATTTCGGCGTTCACGTTCGTCGTGCCGACGTAAAGAATTCCAAGCACTCGACCGTATTTTCCTAGCTCCAAAGAGTCGAGGTCACAGACTCCCTCGGACAGTAATTCGACCAGCCTTGCTTTTGCAGCACAGCCCAGCACCTTCTCCTCTTTGTCCCTTGTGCGAGTTTCCGGCGTGTCGAGACCATACATGCGGATGCGTTTTTTAACGAACGTCGAGAAGCCCAAGTTGATCCACAGATCGACAGTATCACCGTCGAGTATTGCCTCAACACGGCAGTCCGAGTATCTGTACGGAACCTTATTCGGCATTTTCATCCAGCCACCCCTTCAGGTCGTC